GGGGGACCTAGACTCGCAAGTAATGGGTGTTCTTCTGGTTAATAATGTGGTGTTCCCCCTCAGAAACACATTAATTTTTATTTAAGCTTTAATAGCTACAATAGTAACTTCTCCGCCACTTCCTTTATTAGCATTAGTTTCCTGCGCCATAAAGTCAACACTCATAGAAATAACATCCTCAGTTTGTACTGCTGGAAAGCTAAACTGTGCCGCATCCATTTGGAAAGCAACATATGGAGCTGTAGCTCCACCAATTATAACATTAGCATTAGATGTTTGAGCAGAGTTAGTACGTGCATCTTCACTAATATTACGTAGGAATCCTGCAGAGTCTAAATCTCCACTACGTAGATACATAGTAGTAGTTCCTGTTACAGATCTAGTTCCTGAGAATTGACCAATTGGTTCATTAAGTGCAGAGATCTGCTCAGGAGTTAGATAGGTAATGTTATTAGTATATTCAATATTCATAGAAGTTACTGGGAAAGTAAACTTTTCATCAGATGCTGTAGCACTTGCTTTATGGTGGAACTCAATAGCACTCAAACGATTCTTAATAAATGCATTAGTTGTTACAGTTCCTGCAACATTCATAGTGTTGAATGGGTGATAAGCGGATGCAGCAGTAAGTGCATGAGCATTAGAGTTAGCAGCAGCAACAGCGCCGGAATTTTTAATTCCGCCAAAGGTTGCAATAGCAATATCTCTTGGTGCTCCTACTAGTTCTTTCATAACAGTACCAAATCCGCTCCAAGTAACAGCAGCAATATCTTCGATTCCTGCATCAACAGAAGCTGAATTAACAGTAGCTTTATCTACTTGGTAGACTACATTGTCTAGTTTAAAATACATAAAGTATTCTGGTGCAATCGCAAAGTTAGAACTAGAAGCATGAATACGAGTTCCTGCTGCGATAGTTTTTGTTACTAGTGTCCCGCCAGTTTGCCAAATAGACTGCTCGGCAACTTGATTAGCAGCTACTTGTCTTTTTTGAGCAGCTAAAGTACTTGAGGTAAGAGCTTGCCACATATACCAATCAGCAAGAGGTTTTGTATTACCTGATGTATTAGTTTTTGCAGTAGTAGTATTGAGTGCTGCAGTGGTTTCTACGCCTGTTGGGCGCATGTATACCTGAATATTCCAATCAACAGGATTGATTGCAGTATTAAATCTTTGTTGTGAACGATCAGGGTTAAGACCTGATTCGAGTGAAGTTATGTCTTGAGTAGCTGATGTAGATGTAGCAGCAAAACCAGCTAGTACTTCTAGTTTCCAGGTATTAGCTGGGGTCATTGCTACCGCAACTGAACCGCCCCTAATATCAACTGTTGAAAAGAACACTTCAGAATTTCTCTGTAAATTTAGAGAGGATGCCATGTTATTTCTCCTTAATTTTCTAGCCTATAGGCTGTGTTTAGATTGACCTCTGCTATTCCGTAAGGAGCAGCTAATCCTTCATCTGTGGTTATACTGTCTATTGTTATATCAAGTATACCTTTATCGGGATTTTCCCCTAGTTGGTGATAAATAACAAATTCAATGTCTTGAACTATATCATCTGCGAGGCTTTGGGAATTATCTTGTCCATATATGTATGCTCTTATAGTAACGTCTAATGTGGCTACCGTCAAATTTTTTGAATTAAAATCTCTATTTTCGGTTCCAGCAGATATATACAGTGATGGAAAATCATTTACTTCATCAAGAAATCTAATACCCCTTGAGACGTTATTAAATACGTTTAGATTATAGGTATAATTAGTACCTAATATAGTTTGCCCATTAATCTCTTTTAGCTTACCTACTAAAAGTGCTACTATTTCTTTTCTTCTGGAAGCCATTATGTTGCCCTTAATATATTAAATTGCCTAGCATAAAGTGCTTGAGTTACTTGTCTTATAGCTATTATAGCTTGTCCATCAGGAATATACCCATATTTTTCAAGAGATCTATATATAGGATTTAGAGTATACATTATCATATTCTTTCTATAATTAGGAAATACCTGAATACTTTCTATATAGTTACCTGTTCTATTTTTTAACATTGGAGGATTTGCTTCTCCAACAGTAGCCATAGTTTGAAGTAATCTTGTTCTTACTAATGCTGATAGAGCAACTCCAGATATAAAAGCTTGTTGTGGAGACTGTGATTTTCTACTCTGCGCTATTTTTCTGGTAATAGTACCTGCACCTATACGAGCCGAACCTTTATCTACCTCAAAAGTTATTTTTGAATTAGTGTTATTAAGTGCGTCTATAGCTTTTTTAGTAAAAACTATGTTAGCTTTACCGATAGCGTCTGTAAAACGTTCAGATTCATTTTTTAAACGCGGTAATACCTTTTTATTAGCTTTATTTATTGCTGCTCGTACATAAGCTTCTGAAAATTCAATATTAAAAAGTACACTGGTAACACCTTTTTGATTGATTTTTTCTTTTATTACTATTTTAGCAGATTTGTTTTTATTTATTTGAGCCCACTTAAAGGATATTTTAGAAACTTCTTGGACGCCATTCCCAAGACTAATTGGTATACGTATATCTCCAGATTTCATAACAAAGTTTTTTCGTAGAGCTGTAGCAGTTTTAGAACGAGAGCTTAATATCTTTTTTAATTCACTTTGATTATCTTTTGCAGCTAATAACTGCTCTACTAAATCAGGCATACCTGCAGAAACATCGGTGCTTATGAGTTCTCCTGTTTTTAAATCTACTCCTGTGAATAATTCCTTAGTGTTAGAAAGATTTACTCCAGAACCTCCAGCAGTTTTAATTATATTAGCTTTAGTTGTGATACCTGCAGCATCTTGAGTTGTTTTAATAGCTTTAGTTTCAGAAACTCCTGTAAATTTTTTCTCTCCTCGTTCAAGAGTATACATTAAATTATCAGGAACAACACCTCTACCAGACCTACCAGGAATTAAAGTACCACCAATAGTTGCAGCGACTTCTGCGTCTACTATGTCTGACATTTTTTTGGTTATGCTAGTTAATTGAGATTTAAGAGTAGATCCTTTAGGAAGAGAAAATGCTAAACCCTGTAAGCGAGATCTTTTTATCATCATATCTTCTAAACCAGAGTATACTTTACCATCTACTTTAGTAATAAGTTTATTATACACAACTGTACGCATTACTCAATAATCCTATATAAATCTAATATGCGTTTGATATGTGGAGGAAAACTTGCAGCTAGTGGGTATTTTTCACCACGCTCACCTTCAAGAGAAAATCCTTTTTTCTCTTGATCTTGTTTATAAATTAATTTAATAGTATCTAATACAGCCATTTTAATATCTGATGGAACATCAGCAGCTTCATAACCACCACGATACTCAACTCTAACAGCAGCAGGAAAAGGTGCAAAAACAGGAGGACCACTTAGCGTCATAGCTGGATAAGAGCTACGCACTACTGGATAGGTACCTCTAGTTGATAAATTACCTGTATCTTTTGTAATCTCTCCCATATCTTTATTAAAGGTATATTGACTATGTGCGTTATGCACGTCTTTTGCTTGAGTAGTTTTGTTAGCACCATCAAAATGAAAAAGACTTACAGTATCTCTGTCAGGAGCAAATCTATTAGTAGCAGGAATAAAAGCAGCTTTGTATCTAGCATTATCAGATATTCTCAATTCATCCATATAACCTACAAGATTTTCACCTATCACTACATTACTAGTAAAACTATTGTTACTAGCAGCAAAAGCTGTATCTTGTATTAGGTTACCGTTTAAAAATAATCTCATTTTTTGTGCTTGATTATCAAAAGAAGCTGCAACATGACAAAATTCTCTCGGAGCATAATTAGAAGTAGTTCTACCTGCTTCAGATATTCCTACAGCAGCAGCAGTTGTGCCGCCTCTTCTTGATTCTATTCTTAGACCGTTAGTATCTTGAAATTTAAATTTTAAATAGTTTGTAGCATTATCATATATAGTAAATATATCTAAAGCTCCTATAGCAGTAGTATCTTGTCTAATAAAAGCTTCTATAGTAAAATCACCATCTGCAAATTGTAAATCATCTATTACAAGATCAGCTTCTAAATTATCTGCTGTAGCAACAAACTGTACAGATGACTTACCAAAACGTTTTACTCTAGTATTAATATTTGCTTGACCATTAAAAGCTACAGTTAAAGTTTCGCCTTCAGTATTTAGAGGTCTACCTATTGAAGTAGGATCATTAAGTATATGATCATCAGTACCATCATATTCTGAAACTAAGTATACATTACTTAGGGGTAGTCTAGACGTCATAATGGAAGTTTTACCTCCATCAAAAATTTCTACATAATCATTAGCTAGTATCTCTTGGCCTATATAGTGTTCTACCATACCTGTAGCATAAAGTATTGTATTAGATATACGACCATCCTGTGTAGTACTAGATATAGATAAATAATCTTTAACGTCAGATAAATTGACAAAAGGGTATTTACCTAAATTCTGTTGTAGTCTGTCTACCATAATGTGTCCTTTCTAGTATTAAACTAGTTATATTTTTTTAACAGGTGCTACAACAACTTTCTTAATAGGAGCAGCTGATACTTTCGTTTTCTTGGTTTCTTCTAAAGTTTTGGGTATTCCTAGTATAGAAGCTGGGAGAGGTATTCCTTCATCCCATTTTGCAGCAAGTTGTTGGGCCTCATAGTTACCCCAACCGTGTCTATGAAGCCATGTAACAACTTCTTCTTTTGTTTTAATATAATCTGGAATTATAGATATATCCATTTTTTTACCTCTTTAAACATAGAAGGGGAGGCTGACCGCCTCCCCCCATTTTCGTATAACAATGTTAAGTCAAACTTAGTTATTGAGATTACATGCATAAGAATACTTAGTAGTATCCAGAGCAGCAGAAGCATTAGTAGTAAGTGCTTTAAAATCAAAACGAGTTGACATATACATAGCTGTAACTTGCTGACGTGGTTCGTACTCAGATTCAATCTCAATACCGCGACGTTCTGCAATCATAAAGCCAGGCTTGTAAATCATTACACCCTGATGACTACCAACAGCACCCTTAGTGTCCAAGAACTCAGAGATAGCGATTGGAATACCGTAAACAGCACCGACCGAACCTGTGAGATATGTAGCATTAGCACCAAAGTTATCAACAGTTCTAAAATCACTGTTTGATACTAGAGCATTATAACCTTCAATAGAAGTAACAAATACAAGATCATTACCTAATTGTAGACCATATTTACCTAATGCAGAGCGTGCAGCTGCGATATGAGCAGGAGCAATGTCACTATTAAGTCCACCACTAGTAGTAGCAATACCTGCAGCAGCAGCTAAGGTACAAATACCAGTAATTACAGAAGGATTAGATCCGCCACGAGTAATTGCAGCAGCAGGGTTGGCATTAAAGCCAGCAACAGCGCCGGAACCACGAAGGATGGATTTATCAATCGAACGAGCAAGACGACGAGTCGCTGCAGCGCGCAGGAAATCGATAAGAGGAAGAACTGTATCTTCTTCTTCGTCTTTTGCAAGGTGTGTAGTAGCCATAAATTTATGTGGAGTAAAGTCCACAGATTTAATTACGTTCTGGTTACTAGTAGGAACGCGTGCTTGATCGTTAATGCCTGTAGCAAAAGTTCCAGACTGGAACATTGCGACATCACCATCAGTATCTTCATCAGCAACTGGTACTCTGAAGTTACGAGCGTCTACCGACATACGGTTAAACATTGGGGCAATAATAAGTTGTTGCTCCATCTCAGTATAGATATTGCTTGAGAAGTTACTCAAGAACTGATCTACAGTAGTAACGGCTTTCATGCGCGAACCTATATTGGTATCGAACACATCACGCTTGTTAAGCATTTTGGAAAGCATAACAGCATTAGCCATTTCTTTCTCGCTAAACTGCGATTGAGCAGTACTACGTGAGTTTTCTTGGAATTGCATTTTAGATGTTTGCAATGCCTTAATCTCATCTTGGTACTTAGTCATTTGGGATTTTAGTTCTGCCAGCTCTTCGTTTTCACGAACAGTGATAGCTTTTTCTTGTGCGTCTGACTCTTTAATAATAGCTTCGCCAGTTTTTTCAACTAGTTGGGCAACTTGAGGCTCAGACACGGTTGCGACAGTTGCCGCCTTAGTCTCGATATTGGCCTCTGTTTTGAGGGTTTCGAGATTAATTGTATCTACGACTTGATCAGCCATGGGTTCATTCTCCTTATCAGAATTATTGTGAAGCTCTTTAGTCAGACTTTCGTTAGAATCCTTGTCTTCACCGATTTGTGTTTTGGTTTCGACTGGTGAAGAAAGTTCGTCTGCATTCACATTAAGAACATTATCACAGTCTTTTCCATTAGAGTCAATCTCTAAAAACTTAAAGATTGGGCTTTGGGCGGTTGCTAGTTTAACTACCCTAAACATTTTTTCGTTATAGTTTACTAAATCATTATGTTGAAGATTTTCAGTATCCACAGAAAGTAAATTAATCATTGGAATTTCTTCGTTAGCATCTCTGATAACGAGTTCTTCTTCCTCTTCTTCTTTTACTTCAATTTCTTCTGCTTTTTCTTCAATATCAGACTCAGCTTTTACTTCAATTGACTCTTCGACTTCAGTTTTGATTTCTACCTCTAATTCAGTCTTTTCGTCAATATCTTCAATAGTGTCTTTTGCTTGAGACATTGCTTCCTCCTCTGTTGGAGATAGAGGACGTTCACTTACGATTTCCTCTGACTCCATGTTAAGAATTGGCACACCCATCATAGTAATATCGTGCGTATGCGGAGGTTCCCCCGCACTTTGCACAACACCGTTGAGAATGCGGTGTGCATGATTAGACATATGAGAGGCATAAGTAGTTACCCCATTATTGCTTGCATCTAATTCAACAGTGTGATAATGACCACCCACTACACTGGTAATACCAGCAGTAACTTCATTCATCATCTTTTGTTCATCATCAGATACTTCAGCATCTATTGATGTAACAAATTCTTTATAATCTTGTTCATTATCAAAACTTTTTCTTATCGAAAATAGGGAGTCTTGATTACACGGAACACTTACCACAGAGATTTCTAGTAACTCTACATCAGTAATAGTCATAGAATCATCTTCTCTATTGTATTTTCCATCTTTAACTCTAAAACCTACTGAAAAGCTTTTTAAAGCTCCATCTTTAATTAGAGTCTGAATACCATGAAGCTTTTCAGCAGCATCGCTTACAGAACCTTCAACAAATATACCTTTTTTATCAACTTGAATCTTATCAATACGACCAATAGGTGCATCATGCTTATGTTGATAAAGCATTACAGGATTTCTTCTAAAATTCTCTACACCTTTAGCCCATGCTTCAGCAGTGACAACGTCACCAGAACGATCTTTAGCAGTGGTATTAGCGTATCCAGCAATTTTAAGAGATTTCGATCCTTTTTTTAAGGCTTTTGTTTCGAAAGAACTGTTTAGATATAATGTTTTATTAGTCATTTGTTTCTTCCTCGATTGTAGAATCCCCTTCATCGGGTCTTCCACCTTGTGTAGCGTCTGTTGCACTACCTGTTATATTTTGTGGTACTCTTATAGTATCATTATCTTCTAATTTTGGAAATTTTAATCCCTCACGAGCCTCATTTGGGGTTATGATTCCTGTATTAACCAGAGTAGAATAATAAATAGCTTGTGTCCTATTATCTGGTTGTAAGGCTGGTACTACTAGTCTATCAGGACGAATAGTAACACCATTATTAAAGAAATGTGAGAATGCACTTCCAAATTGATTTAGCATAGGAAGTATAGTCTGTAAATAAAATAATTTTTGATTAGCATCTATATTAGCATTATTACCAGATTTTAATAGTACATAAGGTACGCCCAAAGCTTTAGCCATATCCATCTGTATACGTTCTATAGAATTTTCAAAGTCTAGTTTATCAAAACTTACAGCTGAGAAAGGATCAATTTTAAGACCTCCATCTAGAATAGCAGGGTTACGAGCACCATCAAAAATAGTATTATAAGTAGAGCGCCAAGATTCAAGTAATCTTTGTTTTACTCTTTGTGAAAGTATGTTATCTGTAGATAGTACAAAACCTGGAAGAGCATTATTCTTAAAAAACTGTCTTTGAAACTTAATCATATAGAAGTATAATTCCATTAGCTTAAGTAAAGATTTAAGTTTAGAAGTACCTCTAAAAATAGATTCATCATTTTCAGCCATTACATGTATAATTTCTTCAGGAGCAAACTGAATAGTATCTGCTTTTCTAGTTTGTTTTCTACCACTAAAAAAGTTATCAGATGCTTGTTGGTTAGCTATCAAATAGTTGTAATGATTTACAAAAGTAACAGGATCAGGTACTACTTCTACATCGTTTGCAGGTAGTAAATAAATATCATTACCATCATAGTAAAAGAAAGCATTACCATCTAACATAAAGTCTAAAAAAGCTCTTCTAAAGAATCTTACTCTATCTTCAAAAGGATTAGGTTTTATGTTAAGTAGTCTATTTACTTTTTTAGCGGGACTTTGTCCTTCAACTTTAAAAGGTATTTCTGCACAAGAATTAATAATCATCTCAACAGAACGATGAACAACTTCAATCTCTCTATAAGCTTGTTCAAAATCCACAATAGTTTCTGGAGAAGCATAAGGCGATAAAGCAGCAATAGACGGCTGTGCTGGATTAAGCTTTTCAGCTACCCATTCTCTGAAACCCATTTTATTATCTGCCATTTTTTGTCCTTTGTATGTCTAACCAGTTTTTTATTTTAGGTGCTAAATGGTTAGAGTAAGTCTGTCCGTATAGTGAGTGTAACTGTTTATGGTGCGTAGAACATAATGTAAATAAATTTTTATGACTCAAATCATCTTCACAATCTTTTGCAAAAATAACTCTCAATTCTTTAATTTTTTCAACACTATCTACATTTTTTATGCTATTCTTATCACACCATTTACCAAACAATTCACTTACACTGTATAAATGATGTAGTTCTAATTTAGTTTTACTACTACAGATATAGCAATCTTCTCTAGTTTTATAATCTTTCTTAATATAGTCTCTTATATACTTAATAGGAAATCTTTTTAAATTGCTCAACTACCTGCCACCTCATATTATAATGCTCTATATCAGTATTCAATCCTACATCATCTTCTGGTAAGTTTAACACTTTACCACCAACTGTGTCAAGATATTTTAAATTTAAATACTTCTTAAGTAAATAGGATATAATTATATCATCCCCTCTTTTAGGGTATCCTATTTTATCTATATCTTTTTTTAGTAAATCTAAAGCAGATTGCTTAATCAATGTTACAGCTCCAACTATAAAATCTACTTTATAATCCTCATTCCAATGATCTGTTAATTCTTGGTATGAGTTAGCAGACGATACTCCTGACTTACCGTATACACCCACTATTGGTAATTGTTTATTATACATTTTTTTAACTAAACTGGGATGAGGTAATAAATCATCATCTACTATTAACTTATAAGGTTCATCATAGTCAAAACAACGAACCCATCTCTCCATACACATCCAATTTTTTTCATTATTTATAACGTCTATACCATTACCTAAATAGGGAAAAGGATCATTAGGATTATTATTTACTACAGTAACAGGCATTAAAGTTTTATAAGTACTAGCAATATTTAATACATTTTCTGATCTTTTATAGTTTAATACTATTAATCTTATATCAGCCATAAATAGAAACACCACTCATTTTAGAGTGAGTATATATAGCGTATCTTACAGAATCACTAGGATGAGAAGTCCAATCATGAATTGGTTTAGGGTTTTCAGTATTAGGGTTCCATCTATAAGAACTCATAGCAGAGTAAGTATGTTTTCCTCCCATAGTATCAAAGTATAGATTATCATTTTCTATCAGTGATTGTAAGTAAGATATACCATCATTAACTGACTTAATAGCATTTTCACAATATATATCATAATCATATGCAAAGTCAGCTTTTACTTGTTGTGCAGCAGAATCTATATAAATAGTTTCTATATTCCATCTATCTATTTGTTCTTGTATTGCAGAAGCTAGTTCAGAAGTAGTAGATTCTTTAGATATATATTCATCAAGAATATAATATGATGTACCATCGTAGCCTATAACAACAAATACATTCTCATCTCTGTACCCAACATCGAGTCCTGCGATAATTTCCATATACCTATCTTCTGCATAATCACCAATATGTTTTGTATCATCTAAATACTCGAATATCTGTGCTTCAGTAGTTGTCCACTCACACTCATACTCTTGGGCAAATAGTGCTCTTGTAGATGTTCTTTTAGCTTCCATAACATCTTTTTCAGATAGTAAAGGATTAGCTCTCCAAGTGTGTATAGAAGAACCCCATTCTTCAAATTCATCATCTTTTCCTCTCATAAAATAATCATATAAATAATTACCTTTGCCTCGAGGAGTAGAAATCCACAGGCATCGTGAATCTTTAAAAGTAGATAGTGCAGGACGTAAATCACGAGTAAAGTATTCATCATGAGGTATAATTGCAGCCTCATCAACAATTAGTAGATTGGCAGCGCGACCAACTAATGAATCTCTGTTATTAGCAGATAGTAATCTAAAAATAGATCCATTTACAAGTTTAACTACTTTATCTTTTTGATTAAACTTATCAACTTCTAGCTCCATACTTTTAATTAAGTCAGTAACATAGTCCCATATAATAGAAGATAGTGAAAAATTAGGTGCAACTACCATAACTTGTTGTCCAGGTTCTAACAGTTTAGCAAATGCTATAATAGCAGCAGAGTAAGATTTACCAGTACGACGAGCAGCCACATGTACAAAAAATCTATTTTCTTGTAATCCTGCTAACATAGCTCTTTGAGACTCGTTAAAGGATACATTCTGCGGTAACTTACTACATAGTTTATCTACATTAATCTTAAAAAATTTATCATTCATTTAGGTAACATATTATATAGTACAGAAAAAAGAGTTACTAATCCTGCTACAACTCCACCAGCCCATAGTAGAGTATGTAAAGATGTCTTACCTTGATTAGCTAATTTAGATACTTCATTGAGTTTACCATGTATAACTTTTAATTCTTGAGATATGCTATCCATATTTTCCATAATAATTTTATGTCGAACTTCACATACCGCCTCATGTGAGTAGATATTTGATTTGTTAGTCTGTGAACGTTCATGTAGAATATCTAATTCTGCTTGCACTTGGTCTAACTCTCTTATATTGTCTGACATAATTACTCCGCATAGTATAGCTATACTCTTTATTTTTGTTGTTGTATATTATAATTTATTAGCTGTAGTCTATCTTTACCATAGTAAAATTCAGCAGTTGTAGGTATTTCTATACGTTCATCATTTATAGTAGTAAAGAAACGCATTCTTCCTTCGGCAAATACATCATCTTCTATTACATTTCTGAGTGTCTTGAATAGTAGTTGTCCTGGTAACCTATATTTAACTTTATATGTTAACATTTTTTCCTCCGTTAACTGTTTATATTTTAATTATATAGTTAACGACACTAGTTGGCAAGGTTGTTGTCAAAGCAGGAATGCTTAGTGCTGGTATAGTGTGCGTGTGCGCAGCGTTTGAGTTAGCTGTTAAAGCAGTACCAGTTGCAGAGTCTTTCGCTGACGTAGCAAAAGTTCCTGTTGAATTGTTAGTAGATGCAGTGGTAGATCCTGTAGTACCAGTTCCTGTTACGGCAGTAGCGTTGGTAATAACACTAGACGCAGCAGCAGAACCTGTTTCTGCACCAAGAGTAGAGTTATTACTACCTTTACCCATGGGAACTCTATCACGTAAATCAGGAAGACCAAAAGTAGATGATCCGTTACCTGCACCGTATAGTACTCCTATAGCTGCAAAAAGTCGTGCGTATGTAGTTCTATTTACATCAGCACCGTTACAAAGTAACCAGCCCGCGTCAGGAGCAGCAGCCCCGCCAAACGCTATGATTGCTCCTGATGGAACAACCTCAAATCCACCGGCAGTAGATCCGTCATGTACTATTATCGCCTCAGTTTGAGTATCTACTGAGAGTTCGCCAACAGCACCTGTAAATGAGTTATTTTGTGCTGTAGTACCTCTTCTAAGTTGTAGTGCTGTAGCCATTTATCGCTCCTTATTTCTTATTTTTATAGTGTACCACAGTCAAGGGTTCCTGTTAATATTATAGTATTAGACGCATTAGTGCCTAGAGTCACATTTCCTGATACTTTTGTTAGGGCGTCAGCAATTAAATCTAACTGACCATCAGTACTAGAATTAATAAATATTAACGCATCTCTAAATAGTACTTTTTTATTAGTGGTCATTACAATATTTTGACCATTACCCTCTAAATCGCCTCCAAGTTGAGGACTAGTATCAGCAACTACACTACCAATACCTGCACTAGCTGCCCAAGCAATATCTGTACCATCACTTGTGAGAACAGTACCGGCACCTCCCTTAGCTAGTCTAGCAGTAGCTGCTGATGCGTTACCATATATAATCGAACCTCTAGTTATAGCATCTAGGTTATTTAACTCTGCAGCAGTAGTAGTCACTGCAGTACTGTCTATCAATAACTTATCTTTTACTATATCTATAGTAGTGCCGCCAGCAGTTAATAATTTATTTTCAGAAGTATCCCATAGTAAATGAGCACCATCAGTATCACCAAATAGTTTAAAATCGTAACCTTGATCATTTACACCTTGAGTAAAAGCTGCACTAACTTGGATTGCTCCTTCAAAATTTGAAGTACCTTTAATAGCCAGATCATGAGTACCAGGACTAATATTACCAATAGACATATTACCACCAACATGGACATTACCAGTAGCAGTTCCATTACCAACAGTAACGGTAGCGTTAGAAGCAACTTCTAACTTATTTGTGGCGTCTATTCCTAAACCGCCTAAAAATTTATCAACTTTTGTAGTCATAGTAACCTTTCTATCACATTTATATTATGTGGTCAATATATTTATTAGAATGCCCCGCAGTCCACAGATATTACAGATCCTACAGGTTCCATTAAGTCATATGAAGGTGTAGTTCTTACATTAAAAGCATCAAAATTGGTGTCTGTTAGATCGCCTAAGTCACTAGCTGTAGTACCTGGAGCAACACCGAGAGTAGTAGCTGTAGTATAGCCTCTAATTTCAACCCCACCAGCAGGATCTTCCCATGATATATCAGTACCATCACTTGTTAAAATTTTATCTGCACCGCCAGCAGCTAAACGGGCACTAGCTCCTGAAGCATTACCGTAAATTATAGATCCTCTAGTTATAGCATCTAAAAGATTCACTTCTACAGCGGTAGTAGTAATAGCTGTACCACCAATTAATAGTTTATCTTTTGTTATATCTATTTTTGCTGCGCCTGTTACGCCTAATGTGTCTGCAGAGGTATCCCATAACAAGAAAGCTCCTGCAGTATCGCCAAATAACTTAAGATCGTAACCTTGATCATTTACACCCTGTACAAATGCAGCGTTTAACTGGATAGCTCCTGAAAAAGTTGACCCAGCTAAAGCAGCTTTACTATCTATCTGAGTCTGAATAGCAGAGCTAACTCCATCTAGGTGTCCTAACTCCGTAGCAGTAACTGCTGAAACAACAAGCTTACCTGACCCATCTGATGCTAATGCTCTAGAACCTGTTAAGTTAGCGGTGGTAATTGTAGAAACTGCACCTGCAATATTTGCTACACGTCTAGCTTCTACAGCAGTAGTTTCAGTTACAGTAGCCGCTATACGACTAGAGTTATCAGTTAACTTAGTATTAGTAGCATTAATTTGTGTTTGGATTGCGCTCGATACGCCGTCTAAATAACCTATTTCAGTGCTAGTTACGGCAGACACAGCTACTTTACCGCTACCATCTGATACTACAGCTCGACTCGCAGTTAGATTATCTTTATAAACAGTGGATACAGCACCTGAACGGTTGTCTGTAATTGCTGTATTTAAATCTGCACCATTATATTTAACTGAGGTGGCAGTAAATTGTCCTACAGCTAAGTTAGCAGCTCCAGTAGGACTAATAGCGACGTTAGAATCAGGATCTCTAGTTTCGGATATTGTAAAGAACTTAACTGACTCATCATAG